TTACCCGCCTAACAGATCGTCTGGGAGAATCGCCATAAGTCGCTTGTGATACTCCTTTATAGCAGTGATTGCTACAACCGTAGCTAATTTGACGGCTCCTTTAGTACCTTCGTCTGCGGCCCTACCCTCTTCGGCCTCAAAATTTGCGAAAACCTCTAAAAGTTCTTTACTTACAGCATCTGCAATACTTAAAAAATCTATTTCTTTCACATTACCACCTCCTTGCCGTCATTCTATCACGGCGGCGGGGAGCGATACAACACTATAAAGGGGCAAGTCAATGACAAGAGTAAAGTTTAAAGATGTCGGGCGACACAAGCGGACTTGGGAAGCGGTCTGCCCACGTGAACTTGATTACGAATGGCTCTATGCAGAGGTAAAAAGAAACCATGCCCTACTATCCAGCGATATTTCTTTTTTAGAAAGCGGAACCATATGCGCCGGAATCCGGCCAGTAGGAACTTTTGAAATTATAAAGGAAGTCGGGTGAAGCGGGATGAGCAACTACATACCATCAAAACCATTTCCGAACGGATCAACCTTTGATTCCTTCAACGGCTCTTTTTGCTGTAGGTGCAAGAAATACAAGCTGGACGATGACGGAATGCCGCTACCGGACAACTGCGAAATAGAGAACGCTATAGCGGCGGCGCAATTCGTCACAACGCAATGGCCGGAAAATGACATTGTGCAGATCGGAGACATGTACCATATTTGCCTACGCTTTGAAAGTGACGATAAGGAATTGATGGAGCAATACAAGGCCATATTTGAGTAAGGAGCGGGACGATGACGCATTTCAGCCTATTTTCTGGCATTGGCGGCCTTGATCTTGCGGCGGAGTGGGCGGGCTTTCAGACAGTGGGCCAATGCGAAATTTCAGACTATCCTACAAGGGTATTAGAAAAGCACTGGCCGGACGTACCACGTTGGAGGGATATAAGAGATGTTACAGCAAAGTCTTTTTGGGAGCGAACAGGAATTAAATCCCCAACGGTACTATCAGGGGGGTTCCCCTGCCAGCCTCACAGCCTTGCAGGAAAGCGTAAGGGTTCTAGTGATGAGCATGATCTATGGGGAGAGTTCGCAAGAGTTATTTGCGACCTTAACCCGAGATGGGTTGTGGCAGAAAATGTCACAGGGCTACTGTCAAGTGAAACTGGACGGTACTATGGACGAATACTTAGGGACATGGCCGAAATGGGGTATCGTATCGGATGGTGTAGCTATCCGGCCTCATGGGTTGGAGCCGTACATAAACGAGAGCGAATTTTCATTATTGCCTACGCCCACAGCATCAGAGTGGAAAGGCAGAGGCCCAAACAGCAAACAGCAGGGCCTTACAAATATAGTCGGTTGCACGGGTGCCACGCTGAACCCGGAATTTGTAGAGTTGATTATGGGTTTCCCGCCCAAATGGACAGAATTAAATGTCTAGGAAATGCGGTTGTACCGCAACAGGCATACCCTATTTTCCTATCTATCGCAGACGTGGAGCGGGCCAAGCCGCCCGCAAAAATAACATAAACGAAAGAAAGGGACATGAGCATGAGAAAGCTACTTAGAAGCGTAGCCCGCGCACGGATGGAGCGGGCGGGCATCCAACAGATCAACAAACCGCAAGGCAAGACGAAAGCAAGCTATTTTGCCTCCCGTTGGCGGGAGTATGTAAGTCGGAGTGCAGAGCAGGGCCAAAGGAGGTAAAAAATGCTTGTCATAGTATCACACAGACCGGATTTCACAACGGGATATTTCACAGGGTTTGACGCAGAGGGATCCCCGCGCTTTCAGTCCTTCTATAAATCAAGCATTCACAATGTGAAAAAAAGAGGAAAGCGTGTGAAGCAATACAGGGGCCGCAGAAGAGCCGAACAACAGCTACAGCGGATCAAAGAGCACCCGGTACTACCGGAGCGGGACGCAAGGCTAGAAGTTGTGCCAATAACAGCACTTATAGGCCGGATATAAAAAGGAGTTGGACAATGAGTAACTACATAATCAAACTTGTAAATACAGTGCTAGACAACACAAAAACCCATCGAAACATTAAATGCGTAGATGGGCTAAAGGGAGAAGATGTTAAAAAAGAAACTCAAACGGCAAACGCATTTATGAGGCGGGTTAGAAGCTCTAAGACTTCCGGCGTTTCGGGGTCACTGTCTGGGTGCTCCGCTAGCTCACCATGAAGCAAGGATAGAGAAACATAGATAATGCGGCATTCATCTCTAATAAAGCTGAATGAACGATTTGCAAGTTTTTCTTTACATCTCAAAGCAACACGCTCATTAATGTTGCGTTGTTCAAGGCTATTAGAAAATTCAGGATTGCCCACACTGATAAAACCATCAAGGGCCGTATCTATCCAAGCTATATCTTTTGCAGTTAAATTCATGGTCACACACTCCATATTGTTTGAAAAATTGTACCACAACTATAGGGAGAACACAAGAAAAAGGAGTAGGTGGAAAAAATGCGCATAACTAAAAATTGCAGATCATGCAATAAGCCTTTCTCAATCTCTGGAAGTGAACAGGAATGGTTTAAAGGCAAGGGCCTAGAGCCGTTCACGCACTGCAAGCAGTGCAGGGCAAAGGAAAAGAAGATTTGCCGATCCTGCAAAGAGGCGTTTTTCATATCAGAGAGTGAAAAGAAGTGGCTTGCGGGCCGGGGCCTAAAGCCGTTTGCGAACTGCCAGAAGTGCCGGAAAGAGCGGCGTGATGGAGCGGGAGCGGGGCCATGATAAAACGTGTAAGCATGAAAAACGGCGGGTATTTGTGGATCAAGAAGTGGGGCGGCAGATATCACCCGTGTACAAGCTACCTTAATGCGCTTCTGGTCATCTCATCACCGTCAATACATAGCTGGTATTCGCAAGAAGTGTTAAAAGCCTTATTCGAGCAGTCGAAATTTAAAATAACGGAGCGGGAGGAAAAGACAGTGAACAGTAGACAGCTAAAGACCTTGGAGCGGGGCACACAATTCCACTATGGCGGGCGGCAATGGACGGCCCTAGAGCATGATGACGGCGGCGGGACGCTCTGCATTACGACAGAGCTAACCGGACACAGCGCCTTTGGCGATGACGGTAACGCCGATTGGCGGCAAAGTAGCCTACGCGCCGTGCTAAACGACATAAAAGGCGGATTTTTCGCAGACCTCCGAAAGAGTGTAGGACACATGAGTGACTTTCTGCCAATCACGTCCAATCTCACCGCCGACAACGGCCAAACGGACTACGGCACGTCAGAGGACTACATAGCCCTGCTAAGTTGTGACCTCTACCGGAAGCACCGGGAGGCGATACCGCCCGTGGGTGATTGGTGGTGGACACTTACGCCCTGTGCTACCAGTTCCCGCAGTTCCCGCAGTGCCCGCTGTGTGAACAGCGATGGCGACTTGTTCAACGGCGCCGCATTCAATGGCATTGGCGTTCGCCCACTCTGTCGCCTAGAATCTGAAATCTTGGTATCTACAGATGCCGCACCGGACGCAGACACCGCCGCAGAGATGGGCCTAAACCAGCTTGCCGCCGAAATCCACCAAAACGCCGTAGAAAAAGGATGGTGGGACGGCAACGGCGGAAAATCATTCCCGGAAATCCTCATGCTCTGCGTATCGGAGCTTTCCGAGGCACTAGAGGCGTTTAGGGACGGTGAGCCGGATTTCTATATGACGGAGGCCGGAATACCAACCGGGACAAACGTCGAACTTGCGGACTGCATGATCCGCATTCTGGATTATTGCGGGAGCCAAGAGATAGATATAGAGGCGATTATCCGCACCAAGCACGAATACAACAAAACACGGCCCTACCGCCACGGCGGGAAAAAGATATGAATAAACCTTTGTGCGTGGAGTGCTACACCAAACGAACCACGCACGGCTACATACAGAACAAAAATATAGAGCTACTCCTGCATGGTCACAAGGCCACACAAGCAAAGTGCGCCGATTGCGGAGAATTGCGGATTGTGTGGGGCTGGGCGCAAGAAAGGGGCTAACATGAGGGCGGTAGCGAAAAAAACAGAAATTCAAAAATACCAATGTGTTTCATGCATGGGCTGGTTTTGGGTTGAATGTGCGTTTATAAAGTGTGAGTTTTCAGCCTCACAGATAGACCACTGCCCATTTTGTGGAGAGTATCGTAAAGATCACAGTGTTTTATTTATCGTTGCAAAAACAACCGAAATAGCATGTAAGAAAAAATAGCGGAGGCGGCCTAGAGATGGAGAAAAAACAACTAACCACAGAGCAGATTGAGGAAATAACCTACAGAGCCGGAGAAATGCTAGAGGCTATGGATACTGCATCGCAGGAGATGGTTAAGAACATGCACACCATGCGCCTGGCCTATCTGAACTTCCGGGCCGCCTCCCGCGAGATAAAGACCAGACCGGAGCGGGAGGGCACTACTCCCCTATCGTCTATTGCAGTCACGGCGGCCTTGTGTGCGGCAGAATTTGACAGGGCAATAAACGCAATGAAAGCACGCGAAGAAAGGGTAGAACAGTCAAGTGATTGCGCCGGGTGCTGGTGTAATTCGTGTGCGAATATCGAAAAGTGCGTCAACACACCGCACACACACGACATACCGGACAGGCATAGACCTAATCCATGCTGGGGGTGCGCCCCCGGTATGCAGTACATGCCGATCTTAGAGGGAGAAGAACACTGCACATGCGCCGGATATGCGGAGGATACACCGGACAACGGATAAAAAGAAAAGCACCTTGCTATTTTGCAGATAGCAAGGTGCGGGCTTGACTTCCCAAGGGTGATATGAAATTTACATACATATTATACCACTCTTATACAAGGAAAGTCAAGCTGAAATCCACAAAAACATAGATTTTAGCGGGCTTTCCGTCCTTGTAATAAGTATTAACAACTCAACGAGGGGTATATTATGCCGTATTCCGTCAAGCGATACGAAGAATTATTCATAGATCAGCAAATTACCATAGATGACCATTTAGAAAGTCTAAGAGATACGGATATTTTGAAGTATCACACGCAATTTATCCGAAGCGGGCCGATGCTGGAAATCGCCGTCTATCCGGTGTGGAAAACCAGCAAGGCGAAAGTGACGGCAACCATACCAAAGCCAAGCCGCAGGGCGCAAGAGAATCTAAACAACAAAAACGCCCAGCGGCGCATCACCCGCCTTATGAACGCCAATTTCACAAAACAAGATATTTGGGCCACTTTTACCTATGACGATGCCAATTTACCAAAGAGCGAAAGAGAGGCACAGCGGAACATACAAAACTATATCAGGCGGCTACAGACGTACATAAAAAGGCACAGATTACCAGACCTAAAGTATGTCTACGTCACGGAGTACATAGAAGCCACACGGGGGAATGGCCGGGTACATCATCACATTGTTATGAATTTCCCAGACAGGGACACAGCGGAAAAGATATGGACGAAAGGGGGCCGCAAGCAAACAAGGCGGCTACAGCCGGACGATTACGGACTAGAAGGGCTTGCCCGGTATATCTCAAAGGAAAAGGCAGACACGGACACCCGTAAGCACTCAAAGAAGTTTGCTACCAGCCTAAACCTACAAAAGCCGGAAATGGGGATCAAGGAAAACCTTATCCGAAAGCGCAAGGCGGAGGCCGTGGCCTTAGATCAGAACAGCGCGGCGGCCATGTTCGAGGACATAGCACAGAAAGCGTTAAAGCAAGGCTATTCTTTCCTTGATATGGAGGTTAAATATAGTCGATATGTGAGTGGGGTTTACATATATGTGCGAATGCGGGAAGCGCATAGGAAGCGAAAACGGGGGCCGGGTGGATGAAAATAGGTTTAATTGATGTTGACGGCCACAACTTCCCCAATTTACCACTGATGAAAATATCAGCATATCACAAGCGGCAGGGCCATGAAGTGAAATTTTGGATGGGCCTAGAACAGTACGACATGGTATATAAAAGCAAGGTTTTCACACATACGCCGGACATGGATCATGTAATTATGGCCGATACCGTCATAGAGGGCGGCACAGGCTACGGCGGCACCCAGACGCTACCACGGGACATAGAACACATAATGCCGGACTATGGCCTTTATCCACAATATAGCGAGGCATACGGCTTTTTGACACGTGGTTGCCCTAGAGATTGCCAATTTTGCATAGTCACACAAAAAGAGGGGCCGCAATCTAGGCGGGTTGCAGATTTGGCGGAGTTTTGGACAGGGCAAAAGACAATCAAGTTATTAGACCCTAATTTATTAGCCTGTGTGGAGCGGGAAGCGGTGCTACAACAGCTTGCGGAAAGTGGCGCATGGATAGATTTTACGCAGGGGATTGATATTAGATTTACAGACAGGCCCACCATAGAGTTACTTAATACCATCAAGGTTAAAAGGTTTCATTTTGCGTGGGATAACCCAAGCGAAGATTTGACGGCACAATTTAGCCTATTCGCCAAATATTCCGGCGTTACAGATTGCAGGCGGCGGGCCGTATATGTCCTAACGAACTTCAACAGCACCCATATAGAGGATTTGGAGCGGGTGTACACACTTAGAGACTTGGGATATGACCCGTACATCATGGTTTACGACAAACCAAACGCCCCGAAAATAACAAGGCATTTACAACGGTGGGTAAACAACAGGCGGATTTTCAGGGCTACAAGAAAATTTGAAGAATTTGATCCAAAAAAATAAGAAAGGAGCGGGACATATGAAACTACTGCGAACACTGAAAGCGATTATTGAAGAAATACCAGACTTCCTAACATGGAAAATGGAAAAAATGGCTAAAGAACTGCAATATCTCACAATGTGCGGGCGTGAGTATTGGCATGTAACGGATTTTAGAGAAACGTTTTATGCTGTACCAGTTGCCGTTATATGCAAGAATAAAGGGCCGGAGATATTGGCCGTGTGGGAACAAGAGGACGGCACAACGCATGAATTTTGGATTGCAGACATGGACGAACTATACCCGTATTGGGAAGAGGCGCACGATGAGGCCCGCCGGAGAAATCAAGAAATGGAGCGGGAGGGGTTAAAACTATGACCGCACAAAAATACAACAGGCGGAATACTGAGCGGCAGTATCAGTTAATACGAGAAGCGTATTACAACCCGCCGAAAACCGAAACGGAAAAAGATATTTACAACCTTAAATATATACTTTACGGAATCGACCACGGAAGCATTTTATTTCGGAGCGGGTGCGTATCAGCATTGCAGAGGGCAATTAAGAGATTGGAGGGAGCGCACAATGAAAGAAATTGAAATGAATATCAATAGTCCAGTATTTGCGGAGTTTATAACAAATCTCAATATGGCGGTCATTAAGTGCCTTTCGGAAATCACCGCCGACACTTTCAGCGATGGCGAAATCAGCGCAAAGATCATTATTGAGGCGGAAAATGCTTGTGAGGTCTACGCCACGGGGACAAGCAAGGACGGCGCACCCGAAAACGACCTTTACCACTACAAAAAGCCCGCCATAGAGCACAAGGTAACTTTGACGCTGAAAAAGCGGGAAGAGGCCAAAGGCTCCTACACTTCCAAAATGGAGTTACGGCGTGACGGTAACGGCGGCTTTATTCTGGTAGAGCCGAAAATGGCGCAAATGTCGCTGGAAGAGATGGAGGCCGCCGAAGATGAAGAATAGAACAATAGAAGCGGTGTGCGCTTGCGGGCATAAAACGCTTTTTGTGATCCACGGTAAACCAAGCGAACGGGTTTTTATCATCTGCCCGGACTGCATGAGGAAAACACCGATCAAGCCGACAGAGGGAGAGGCAAAAGCGGCGTGGGAGGCCGGAGAAATCATAAAACATAAAGAGAGGTAAGACCCATGAAAACGATCAGTATTATAAATCTTAAAGGCGGCGTAGGTAAAACCATTTCGGCTATCAACATAGCCCACGTTTTAGCAAAAGTCCACGGGGAGCGGGTTCTACTCATCGACAACGACAAGCAGGGCAATGTATCAAAGTTTTTCGGCCTGCACGGGGATGACGTTGACGGCATGGCCGAGCTTATGACACAGCGCGGCATAGACCCCCAGGGCCTTATAAAAAGCACCGCATATAGCGGGCTGGACGTTATCACGGCGAACATGCACCTTTTAAACGCAAACAAAGAGGTTTTGCTTGATATGAGCCGCCCGCAACAAACAAGGCTTAGTAAGGCGTTGCAGATCGTGGCCGGAGACTACGGATATTGCGTCATAGACAATGCGCCGGACATTAACATGAGCGTGATAAACGCCCTTGTAGCAAGCCATAACGTACTTGTGCCTATCAAGGTTGACAAATTCGCCTTTGACGGCCTTAGACAGCTTGCAGAGCAAATAGAGGACATGCGGGAGTTTAACCCGGCCTTATCCTTGCGGGGGTGCTTCGTGACAATGAAAACGCTATACAGCGTAAACACGCAGGGCGTGGAATGGTTGGAAAGCACAGATTACCCATTATTCAAAACCAGCATACGCAAGACTACAAAGGTTGATGAAACAACTTTTGCCGGAGTGCCACTATTGGAATACGCCAAAAACTCCACAGCGGCGCAAGACTATGTGAAGCTGGTAGCGGAGTATTTGGCGGGGTAAAAGTGTTAGTTTCGGACACCTATTTTAAAAGAAATGGAGCGGGACAGTATGGCAAAGTTTGACGTGAAAAAGCTAATGAACAGCCACACAAAGGCGGAGGCCGCCACAGATGAGACAATCGCTTTCAAGATTGAGTTTTTGGACATAAGCGATATTGAGCCGTCAGAGCTTAATAAATACAGCGTTGACGATGTGGCCGAGCTAAAGGCCAGTATAGAGCTTGTGGGGCTACAGCAAAATCTAGTAGTCCGCAAGCGGGACGATATGGCAAAATATGAGCTTATCAGCGGAGAGCGGCGGTATACGGCTATAAGTCAGCTTGTGGACGAGGGGAAAAAGGACTTTGCCCGCGTCCCGTGCAAGATCATCAAGTCCATAGACGATATTCAGGCGGAGTTACAGCTTATCTTTGCAAACTCCACGGCGCGGCGGCTTTCGGGCCATGAATTGACATGGCAAACGGGGCGGCTTACGGAGATATTGCGGGCCTACCGGGACGGCGGCTATAAAATGACAGGCAAGACACGGGACATAGTGGCCGAACTACTTAAAGTCTCCCCTTCCCAAGTCCACAGGCTGGAAAGCATTGATAAGAAGCTGATACCGGAGCTAAAAGACGAATTTCAAAAAGAAACCATCAACACCACTACGGCCTTTCATCTTTCCCGGCTGGATGAGGCGGAACAGCGGGCGGCGTTGGCTGATTTACGGAGCGGGGCGGAACTTACGCCGGAGAACGTGCAAGCGCGGCGGGAGAATGCCGTAAATAGCGGAGCGGGACAGGCGGCGGAGCCGGAGACAGCCGGGAAAGAGGATGGGGCCAAAATGTGTACCGAACCACCGCCGCAGGAAAACGGCAATGGAGCGGGAGAAGGGCCGAGCGGCGAAAATGCCGAGCATGGAGCGGGACAAGAGCTAAAGCCTTGCCCGTTTTGCGGAGCGGGAGAAATAGAACTCACGGAATGCGGAGTAGGGCTACGCACATTTGATATTGAGTATTGGCACGAATGCAAAGGGTGTAGGGCTTCATCTGGGATATGCGAAAGCCCGGAAGCGGCTGTAGCGGCATGGAATAAGCGGGCGTAGGAAAGCGGGGCGTATGTATGAATATCAAAGACTTAGGGGAATACGGCAAACTTAAAAGAGAGGCTATACAAATCAGTCAAAGCCTAGAGCGGCTGAACGACAGTAAGGCTAATCTTGTCTTTGATACTGTTACAGGTTCCGGGCAGGAATCGCCGTATCAAAAGCGGACAATACCAATACGGGGCCTTAGTTATAAATACATAAAGACATACGAAAAGAGAAAAAAGGGGCTGGGGGATCGCTTAGACAGATGCCTTGACAAAATAACGGAGATTGAGGACTTTATAGAAACAGTGCAATGCCCCAACATACGGCAGATCATTGAATACCGCTACATACAGGGCCTTGAATGGGGGGCGGTGTCTAGGCGGGTATACGGCCACGCAAGCGATACCACGGCACTCATGGCCCTCACAAGGTATTTAAAGGCCCGCAGTGAAAAGTGTTAGCCCTGTTAGTTAGCCCGTGTGCTATAATGCTACTATGGCATAACTGCCTACAACACACAGCCTTGCGGCCACAACCGCAGGGCTTCTACTTTTTTAAGGAGGGCCACACTGTGGGAGGGGAAACAGCTATCACTATCCTAGTGCAGTTTAAGGGCGGGGGTACGCTCTCGCTGGATGAGTACACAACTATAGATATAAGTAGAAGTAGAGGAAATCTACACATCAATGTCACCAATGAGGCGGGGGGCCTAGCCTTTAACGCTATTTACGAGATATTAGAGTTAGAGTTAAGGGGAAACGAAACTTTTAACATTACGGTACAGCAGGGGGATGGGTCGGCAACCTTTAGTGATATGGTTGTAGATTATCACATAAATGCTTTTCGTGAGATATTGCATTTTACGAAAAAACAGAGAAAAGAAGATGCAGAATAAAGTATTTTCTTTAAAAGAAATGCAGAAATAGAAAAGGTATTCAATAAACGGGTGCCACGCTGGGGGTCAGTTAGAGAGATGAAAGAATGGGCAAAAGCGTTCTATCAAAGCAAGGCGTGGAAAGAATGCCGTAAAAGCTATTTGATAAGCAAACATTATCTATGTGAAAAGTGCGGAGAAGTCGCAAAGATAGTACATCACAAGCGACACTTAACACCGAAAAACATTACAAACCAATACATTACGTTGGCACATGATAACCTAGAAGCGTTGTGCCAAGACTGCCACAACGCCGAGCACCACGGGCGGCGGGAACCGCCGCGCTATGCGTTCGATGCGGACGGTAACGTGGTCAGCCCCCCCGTTACGGCGGCCACACCGCCGCCCGCGAACACCGACACCGCTGTATAATTTTACTCCGCAGAGCTTGCGTAGGGGGTGTAGGGGGGTGGGGTGTGCCGCCAAAGTTTCGGAAGGGAGGAATTTTTATGCCGGATAAGAGAGAGTTAGACAAAAATGCCAAGGTTAAGAAAGAGAAAAAGAGACTTGAGAAAGTTTTCAAGCTCTTAGACGGAAATAAGCTCACTACTGTAAGGTCTTTGATAAATACCGCCGCATATATTGCCGTGACCCTAGAGGAATTGCAGGAAATCATCAACGCAGAGGGCTATATCAGCGAATATAAGAACGGGGCTAACCAGTGGGGTAAGAAACAGAGTGAGGCGGTAGAGATTTATATAGCCCTTACCCGCAATCAGAGTACCATAATTAAGCAGTTGGTAGACCTCGCCCCGCCAGAAAAGCGAAAGGATAGCAAGCTGGAAGCCTTGCGCCGTGAATGATGGGCGGGTGCGGGCCTGTGTGCGGCACGAAGCCGCCGCCTAATTACATATACGAGTACCACGCCAAAATACAGAACGGGGAAATTGTAGCGGGGAAATGGATCAAGGCAATATACTCCACACTTATCAAGGGGTTAGAGGGCGGGGAGTATTTTTTTAATACAAAATGGGCGAATAAGGTCATTAAATTTATAGAAGTCATGTGCCACCACAGTAAGGGCCGCAATGACCTTTTGAAGCTGGAACTTTGGCAAAAAGCTATGATATCGGCCATGTTCGGGATTGTTGACGCAGATGGTCACAGAGTTTTTCGTGAAATTTTCGTTGTCATAGGCCGGAAGAATGGCAAGACCATTTTCGCAAGTGCGGTGATCGCAGTTATGGCATACTTTGACGGCGAATACGGAGCGGAAATCTATTGTCTTGCGCCGAAATTAGACCAAGCCAACATAGTATTTGCAGAAAATTTCTATGAAATGATAAAAAAAGAAGCAGAATTACACGAAATGTCACACAAGCGGCGGACAGATATTTATGTGTCCGAAACTAACACCATCATAAAACCGATTGCATTTAACTACAAAAAAGCGGACGGATACAACCCGCACCTAACGGTAAATGATGAGCTTGCACAATGGCCCGCCCGTACAGGATTGAGACAATACGGGGTTATGAAATCCGCAAGAGGGGCCAGGAAACAACCCATGATGCTAAGTATCTCCACATCGGGAGATGTAAATGACGGCATTTACGATGAGCTTTTCACCCGATCTACAAGATTCCTAGAGGGCGGGAGCAAAGAAAAAAGGCTACTTCCATTTATCTACATGATAGACGATGAAGAAAAATGGAACGACATAGAAGAACTGAAAAAAGCAAACCCCAATATGGGCGTTTCAGTTTTCGAGCACAATTTTATGGAAGATATCATAGTGGCCGAAAGCTCATTTCCGGAAAAAGCAGAATTTCTTATGAAGCACTGCAACATTAAGCAAAATTCAAGCGTTGCTTGGCTGGATTATGCAACCGTGGAGAAAGCGGGCAGATTGGGAGCGGGACGGACGCTTGCGGACTTCCAAGGCTCCTACGCCGTGGGTGGTATAGACTTATCGCAATACACCGACCTAACGGCGGCCAGTGTCATTATCCAGTGTGACGGTAAGCTATACACCTTTGTAAAATTCTTCATACCGTCCGGCAAAGTGGAGGAACTACAACAGCGGGACGGCGTACCATACGACATTTTCATAGAAAAGGGCATTTTGAAGCGTAGTGGTGAGAACAAAATAAACTACAAGGACGTTTTAGAATGGTTCCTATGGCTGGAAAACGAACACAAGTTATACATTCAGAAAATCGGCTATGACAGAAACTTAGCGGCGTACCTCATAGACGATCTAAACGACCAAGGATTCCACACGGACGATGTACATCAAGGCGAAAACCTAACCCCTGTGATCCGTGAGTTTGAGGGCATTATCAAGGACGGGGATTTCGCCATAGTTGAAAACAACCTACTAAAAACGCACTTCTTAAATGTGGCACTAAAGCAGAACTTAGAAAGCCGCAGGGTGAAGCCCGTCAAGATTGAGCAACGGGCGAAAATAGACGGGTTTGTGGCGGTAATTTGCGCTATGACAGTAAGGCAAAAGTATTGGAACGAGATAGGCGAATGGCTAAAAAACGAGAGGTAAAAAGGGGGCTTTATGCGTGGGACTGTTCAATAAACTTTTCGGCAGTCGTGCCAGAAGAGAGCTAGACGAATATTTTAAAACACTAACCGCATACACGCCCGTATTTACAACATTCGAGGGCGGCGTATACGAAAAGGAATTGACACGGGCGGTCATACACTCCTTTGCCAATTTCTGTAGCAAGCTAAAGCCGGAGATGCACGGTGTAGCAAAACAGGGCCTAGAGCGGGTGCTACAAAATCAACCTAACCCGTTTATGGACACAAGCCGCTTCCTATACCGGGCCGCTACCATCCTTTCCGTGAACAACAACGCCTTTATAGTGCCTATTGAGGATGAGGGCGGAAATGTTACAGGGTACTTCCCTATCCTGCCCACCAATACGGAGGTCATGGAGCGGGACGGCGTGGCCTACTTGCGCTTCACCTTTGCGAACGGTGAGCGGACGGCCATAGAGTATAGCAAGGTGGGCGTTTTAACGCAATTCCAGTTTGAAGATGACTTTTTCGGGAGCAGTAACGCGCCGCTAAAGCACACGTTACAGCTAATCCATACGCAAAACGAGGGCATTATAAACGCCGTCAAAAATTCGGCGGTG